TGATATCTTTGTAATTACCAAAAGGCACAAAGGTGTCTTCTTTATTAGGCACCAAGTTTTCAGTAGCACTTTCAGTAGTTTGAATTTGTTTAGAGATTTTTTGTTTAACCTCTGGAACACTAATTTGTTTAGCATTCTTAGATGGATTTACAATACCATTAACAGGTAACTTGTAAACACCTCTAGATAATTTAAACTGAGGATCTTTAATCAACCACGCAGGTGATGATTTCATACCTAGTTTAGCGTTAACTTGCTTAATCTGTGATTTCTCTAACGTATCAGTAGAAAACATTTCATATGCCTTGTTAACGTATTCTAATTGTTTTTCATTTAGTTTCATAATCAGACCTTTCTTAATTATATGCTTATGCTATCAGGACTTAATATAAAAGTCAAGGACATAACCAATTTTTTTTGGTGGGTGCGACAATAATGACCAATTGTTGTATTTTTGCAACACTTTTGTTCGTATTTTGTTCTCATTACGCAACCCTCTCAATAAATTTGTTTAATAAAACTCTGGACATTTTTTTAGATTTGAAATTTTTTGCCCATGCCTGTTTCATTTTACTTGCTGTCATATCTGAGGATATTTCAGCTTCTGTATCATCAACTTTCATATTAGTTTTAGTAGTGATAAACAATTCATCATAACCAATATCAGTAAATGTTATAACTTTGTTTTTTCTCATTTCTGCTCTTGCTTTTTCAAATGGTTCATAACCATCTTTTTTAGAAAAGTTATGTACATCATAATAGTTTAATTTTTTACCTGCAACATAATAACCAATCACACTAGAACCAGTTTTATGTTTAAAGTAATTTAAAAACTGTTTATGATAACCATGATGATGTGATCTATAACTACCACCACCATATGCATAAGTTCTAGTACCTTCTTTGAAATAAACATTGTAACTATAAGTTTCAGCACCAGAAATTCTACCTTCGGAATCTTGCATAGTCATTTTACCCATAGTATGACCTGAACCATCTGTTAAAAAGATTGTATTCATTTTTTGTACTTTGTTTTTTGATATAAACTTGTTTACTACACCAACAGATTGTAATATTGCACTATCAAGTGGAGTACCACCAAGATTTAAACAATATGGTACATCAAAGTTTTGTCTATTATAATATTCATCTGGATTTGTAAATCTCATATTTCTATAATTGTAATTATAGTCTAAAGCAATTTGATAAAGATTTGCCATCGCCTCATTGTATTTTGGTGTTTTCATATCAGAGGTAACAAACTCAATCAATGAAACATCCTCTAACATTAAGATACCAGATTTGTTATAGTGATAAGGATGTCTAGCATATGCGCTTCTAGTTTCATATCTAGAATAATCATCCTCAGATTTTTTAGGATCAAAACTACTTTTGTTATGATCACTAAAAGCATAAACCGCAAAAGGTATACTTACTGCTTTACAAAACATTACTAAGTTCATAGTTTGAACCAGAGTATCATACATTTTATCACCCATAGAACCAGACCAGTCAACGATCATAACCATACCGTGATTTTTTGCACCAGGTTCAACTTGTATTCTTGCGAATATATCATCATTATATTTGTAAGAGTGTAAAGTGTTTGTATTGATAACACCAGTTCTAGAAGTTCTGGTTCTTGTATATGCGTCAGCAGCTTTCTTCATTTCAAACTCTTTGACCATATAGTTTACAGTTCTCATTTGTTCTTGTTTAAACTTCTTAAATTGTGATATTCTTTCAGCAACAGAAAAGTTTTTATTACTGTTATTAATTTTTTCAGCAATCCAATTGTAAGGAACAACAGCGTCTTTACATTTAGGTAATTCTAAATAAACATTTTCTTTTATACTATCATCAGTTTTTGCCATAGATTTTTTATTTTGTTCGTTGGCAATATCTGTTAATGCTTCGTTGTTACCTACTTTGTAACCACCTTCTGATCCACTAGATTGACCTTTTGATTGTTGTTGTTCTTTTTCTTCTTCACCATTTGATCCTGCGGAAGATTGTTCTTCTTGTTTATCATTATCAGATTCAGACGAGGAAGTAGTTTTCTGATTTTGCTCTTGTTGCTCATCACTATCACCATTACCTTCTGATTGTTCAGATTGTTCTTCGTCTTGGTCACCTTGACTTTGACCAAGTTGATTTCTCATTTCTTGTTCTTGTTCTTCATCAAATTTTTCTGTACCAGAGTAAGCGTAAATATCTTTTACAAGTTTTACTACATCATTCCAAGTATTAAGATTTTTTGCTCTGGCAATAAATTCTTCTTCTTGTTCGTTAAATAAAATTTGTTGATCAGTACCAGACTTAAAGAATATATTTAATCTATCAATAAATCTTAAACCATTAACGTCTTTGTCTTTTGTTTTGAAAAAATCTTTTTCTATTAATTCTCTATATGCATTAAAATATGATTTTCTTAAACCAGGATATTTGATTTTCATTTTTTTGTCGATACGGATATCTTCGACAACATTAAAATAAGAATGTGGAATTTTGTATTTTTTAACTTTGTCTATTTCAACAGGAGTATATAATGCGTGACCAACTTCATGACCAACTAACATATCATATAAATCATTAGACATTTCTTCCCATATCGGAAGACATAAAGTTCTAGTTTTTGGAATAAAGTATGCTGTCTCTACTTTTTGATGAATAACATTAATATTCTCGGTCGCAAGTAGTTTGGCAAGATTTGATTTTTGTTCTTGTGTGATTTTGTTCATAATATACTGCTTATGCTATCAGGTCGCTAGCAGATTTGCAAGGAAAAAACCAAAAAAAATTAAAGAAAAAATCGTTATTTTTCAAGGGTTTATTAGGGGTGCGACATATATGCCCAATCTGTTCCCCTTTTGTTCTACCCTATTTTAGTGCAATAACCCCATAAAAATTGAAATTTTGCCAGAATACATGTAAATCTGTGAAACCTGCGTCTTCACACATTTTAAACATTTCTGTTTTTGTGTTAGGTTTCATCATATGCCTTAATTGTACCTCTTTGTCTAATATCTCTTTATCTGTAAAATGTTGTCTTTTATAATCATAATACATAAAGGTCATCATATCTTGTATTTTAGGATTACAACTAAAACCTTTTTCTGAAAAAATAAATGCACCACCGTCATTCAGACCACCATGAATTTTCATAATTGTTGCTGCTCGATCTTTAGGAGGCATAAATTGTAGAGTAAATAAAGAAGTTACTAAACTAGCATTGTGTATATCAAATGTTCTAATATCTTCCATGTTATATACAAGATTGTTCCATTCTGATGATAATAGATCCTCTGCATGACCTTCAGCAAAGTCTTGTTCTATTTCTACACCAACATAAGTTGCATGTGGTACATGTCCATTATTTTGTTTAATCATTGCTTTGAGCATTTTACCAGAACTACAACCAAGATCAATAACATTGGTATTATCTTCAACAAAGTATTTTGACATACCTACCACATCATTCCAGAGATTATTATAACCTCTTACTGATTTTTCTATGTGGTTATCAAAACCTTCGTCTGCTGTTGCAAATGTAAATTTAGTCATAGTACCTCCTGTAGTATTGGATTGATATTTGTAGATTGTTTATTGTTTGCCCAGTCTCTACATATATCCATAACTCTTTTTCTTTGTTTAAAATTAATTATATTATTATTTAGCAATGTTTCAAATATATCATCTATACCTGCGACTAACTGTAAATTAAGATGTGGTTTTAATTTAAGATCATCAATTTCTGGATATTGATTTCTTATTAAAGTCTTTTGATATGGTTTGTTAATATCTTCCCAACTGAATTGTAAGAAATAATCAAATACTTTTTTATCTAGATAAGGTGCTGATAAAATTTTATTATACTCTTTACTTAACATTTCTAATTGACGTATACCTGCAGGGTTTTCTGCTGAAAAATAACCTGTTCTAAATTCATCAAATTTATCTTTAGTATGTCTGTAATGCATCATTGCTCTTTTACTCACTCCATAGTGACCATCTGCGGCAACACCAGATAAGATATATTTTTCTTTTATCTTTGGGTACATGTACATAAAAGGAAAGGTACACTCAAACTGTGTTTTCTTTTTACACTCATATTTGTTTGCAAGTGTTTTAAAATCATTTTCTAAATTATCTGTTGGTACTTCAACTAAAGTAAAATCAAAATTATGTTTTTCACATATCGCACTTGCCTTCATGGAATCATATGTAGGTTGATCTTTTATTTGAAAAGAATAACCATGTACTTTTTTTCCTAGTCTTTTTGCTGAAAACAACAACGTGCTACTATCTACACCACCAGATAAAAGTATTGCAACTTTATCACCAGGGCATTCTTCTAGTATTATTTTTTCTAATATTTTATCTATCATTGAACGGTTTAATTATATTGTTGTATATGTTGCTTGATAATTCTTTCATCATTAACGGTGCAACCATACGACCAACCCTTTCTGCTTGTTGGTCAAAATCACCTTGTAATTTAAAATCATCAGGTAAACCCATAACTCGTTTTAGTTCTTTAATTGTTAACTTACGATTACTGTTGTAATGAAACACTCCAGACAGACCTTTCTTTTGTCCTGCTTGTGTTACTGTTGGGCAAGGTAGATCGGGTGCTGGTCGTATCATATTAAACATAGATTGTTTTGGATTTATATCTATAAATTCTGGATCACTTGGTTTTCTATGTTTGTCTGGACTGAAAGGTAATAACTCAATCCACTTTTTTTGAAAACTACCTTGTACAAAATCTAAAAGCATTTGTTCTTCCTCAGGATCGTTTTCAACATTCTCTATTGCTTGTCTTAATGTTGGTTGTTTATTATGTGGTTCAGGATATATAATACTATCCATATTCATAAAATTTATACCAACATCATCCATAACATCATTTCGTATTGCAACAAAGAAACATCTTTGTCTTGCCTGTGGTGTGCCATAGTCTGCAGCGTTTAATACTTTACCTACTGCCTCATAACCTATGTCACTAAAACCATTTACTATACGATTAAAATATTCTCTTGCTGTACCCATTGTGATACCTGCAACATTTTCACCAATGATTACTTTTGCTTGTACGTCTTTGGCAACTCGTATAAATTCAAAAAATAAATCTTCTATATTATCAACTTGTTTATTGTCACTATATTTTTTAGTTTTATCCCAACCCTTTTCTCTTTTACCTGCAATACTAAATGCACTACAAGGTGGGGAACCATCAAGTATATCTAACTCGCCTTGTTGTATTCCTGCGACCTTGAGTAAATCATGACCAGTCAATTCTTTGATGTCATTAGGTAATATAGGTGTATTAGGATAATTAGATTTATATGTGTCTATTGCACTTTCAACAAATTCATTTACTGCAAGTATATTACCACCTGCAAGTTTATAACCTGTTGAAGACCCACCACCACCTGCAAATGTCGAAATTACAGTAAATAGTTTTTGGTCTGCTGACTTATATACGTCTTCTAAAAAATACATGTCTGTATGCTATCAGGTTTTTATAGATTTGTCAAGGTAGAAAATTCTTTTAATTTTTCTCGTTTTTCAACAATTCTCTTGTTTAATTCTGCTTGATTTACCAAATCTTTCTCTATTAACAACTGTATCATACACATAACGTCACCTGCCTCTTTTGTTATATTATTGGTATCTTGACCAAATCTAACGATCTTCATACATTCTTGTGTTAACTCACCACATTCTTCAGCGGTTATTGCTAATAGTTCTATTCTTTCCTGTACTTTGTCTTTGAGTATCATTCTATAACCTTTGTAAAATTACCTACTTTTTCATACTTAATTACATTTTTAAATCTATCTGCTATCATATCTGTTTTATGTGATATAATAAAAATGTTCTCGTTTTCTAGTGTGTTTAATATTTTTAGAAAATCATCTGTTCCTTGACCGTCTAAACTACTATCAAATATTTCATCTAACATCAATAAATTACAAGATATACTATTTTTCATTTTTGCAATTGCTCGCCATGTAAATAATAATGCCAGATTTATTCTCATCTTTTCACCTTCACTAAATGAAGCATATGTAAATTCATCACGATATCTAGAACGTATTGTCTCTTTAAACTCACCATCTAATTTAAAGTTAACAAAGAAATCCATACTTGCAAGATACTTGTTAATTAATTGATTAATGATTGGTAGATATTGTTTAATGACTTTTGTTTTAATACCTGAATCCATTAACATTGTTTTGGCTGCTTGTAGATAATCAAGTTCTTCAGCTTTAGATAACTTGTTCTTTTCTTTTATAGATTGTTCTTCTTCTAACTGTTTTAATTTACCTAATGCCTCACCATCTTCACTAGATTGTTTTTTAAGTTCTTCTATCTTATGTGTTAATTTTGTGTTAATATTGTTAAGCTCTACTTTTGATTGACCAAACTTAGCAATATCAATTTCTGTTGTTCGCATATCTTGTTCAATACTTTTTATCTTGTTTAATCTATTAGATAATGTTTGTATTTCTTTTTGTACATCTTCTAGTGCTTGATTCCATTTCATTAACTGTTTGTTATTGTCTGTAATCATTTCTTCTTTATTAGATAATACTTGTTTACATGTAGGACAGTTATCATTGTCTTCATAAAACTTTTTATGTTTATTACATGATGTTAGTTTACTTTGAAATTGTGCTTGAAAGTTTAATAACTTGTCTGTCTTTTTATTAACACCATCTTTATCATTTATAGAATCTTTAAGTTTTTGTATTTCATGTTGTAATCCTTGTATATGTGTATTGTATTTGTCTATGGCATTTTTATTGTGTTCTATCTTTTCTATTTCACCTTGTATTTCTACGTCTGATCTATTACTTAAATTATTAATATATTCTTTTTGGGTATCTATTTTATTTTGAACAATATCTAATTCTCTTAGTATATCTTTGACTTGTTCATCCATTTCTTTTATTCTTATTTTTGTCAACATACTCATTACAGAAAAAACTTTAATATCAAGTATGTCTTCAATAATCTCTCGTCTGTGTGCTGTCTTTAATTCCATGAAAGGCACAAAGGTAGAAGCACCAAGAATAACGACCTGAGTAAAACTACGATAGTTAAATTTAAGTATTTGTTGTTCTAATTGTTTTTGATAGTCAGCAATTGTAGCGTCTTGATTAAGCAATTCATCATTTAAATATATTTCAAATATGTTTGGTTTAATACCTCGTCTTATTTTATAACGATTAGAAGATATACGAAACTCTAACTCAACCTCTGTCCCGCCAAGATTAATACTATTGATTAATTGATCTTTCTTTATTTCTCTAAAAGGTTTATTAAACAAAGCAAAACATAGAGCGTCTAGTATAGTTGATTTACCTGCACCGTTATGACCTACAATTAATGTAGTAGAATTATCATTTAAATTTGTTTCTAGAAAACTATTACCTGACGATAAAAAGTTTTTCCATCTTATTTTTTCAAATATTATCATATCTCTAAATCACCTGCTTCTGTGTATAATGATTTCATTAATACTTTTAATCTAGGTTTTTCTAAATCAGTTTCTAATTCATCAATATAATTATCTAGTAGTGTCGGAGTATCTTCACTTTTCTCAACAATATCATCTGCTACAGTTGAAGCGTCAAGGTCTGAATAATCTTCTATGATCTTTATATCATGTACATTTGTTTGTTTATAGAAACCATCAATCCATTTATCAAACAAATAATAATCTTTTTTCTTTTCTACAATTATTTTAAGATATTTGTTTTCATATGGATTGTAATCAAAATTTTTATAATCATTAGTTTCATCATTGTAATATATCTTTTCATGTATTGTAAGAGGGTTTACAATTCTTTCTAATTCTCTTGTTTCTGTGTCTAGTATATGAAAACCCTTAGGACAATTATAATCATGCCAAGTAAATTCATATTGACTACCAAGATAAAAAACTTGACCATCATCAGATTTTTTATGAAAGTGACCTGATATAATTTTTTCAAATCTACGAAATAGTTTTTTATCTAAACCACTATCAGAAAATGCACCATTATGCATTTCAAAACCTTTTATTTCTAAATGACCTAATACAATGTCAGCACTTTCTTGTTCTAACATCATTGTTGTTTTTTCTATATTATCTGGTGTTACCCATGGTATAAACAATATTCTCGTACCACCTCGTTCTACTACTGTTGGATCAGCATACACATGACCCCAATCCATAAGTTCTTGTGGAGAGTTTATCTCATTTGTATTCTTGTAATAAGTATCATGATTACCAACAATAATATCAACATGTATATCTTTTAAACGATTTACAAATCTATTATTGAAATCAGATAATGTTTTAAAATTAACAAACTTACGTCTATCTAATACATCACCTAGATGTACAATATTTTTAATATTATGTTCTTCTAGATATGGAAAAAATATGTTTTCCCAAAATTTATAGAAGTAGTTTGCATAGTTAGGGTTATCATTACGAGCACCAAAGTGTGTATCGTTAATTAATGCTATCTTCATAGTTACATAAAAAATTCTAGTTTAGTTGTTTTCTTTCTTTTTAATAATTTTGGTTTTTCTTTCTTTTCTGGTTCTTGTTCAATAATCATATTCTTTCTTAAAAAGTCAGCATATGAATTTTGATATTCTTCATTATCGCCTTCTTGTCTAACTATTTCATCTAGTCCAGATTTCATTATGAGTTTTTGTTTAATTGTTGTTTGTTTCTTTTCTTTTTGTATTCTTCTTATAAATGCGTAATATATTATTTGTGTAAAGTATGCGAATGGATTATTAGATTTTTCAGGATCGAAGTTTGCTACATAAGTTAAACAATTTTCGATACCATCAGATATCATATCTTCTTTGTATGTGTAGTTTATAAAATTTGGTCTGTAAGATAAGTGGTTTGCAATTTTAAGAAAACACTCACCTATGTAATTACTAATTGGTGGGTCTTTTCTATTTCTCTTTCTTGCGGATAACACTTTCTTACGATACTTTTTCATTTCTTCTAGAAACACTTTATTATCAACATAGTGCTCTCTAGCTTTCTTTTGTAATTTTACCGTCATAGTATTACTCCTAATTCTTTTGCTATAATATCAGGATGTAGTGTTTTTGTCAAGGGTTATATACAACATTTTGATGATTATTTTTTTTTTGATTTTTGCCTTTTTTTTCCTTGACAAAATATAATTCGCTTGATATAATCCGGTATGTCCGGTTTGCATAAAGACTTTATTTAGTTAGCTTTAATCTTACCTCGTAAGTATTGTAACGTTTCCCAATAGTCTTCATCTGACATTTCTTCCATTACTTGTTCAAATGATTTCTCATGTTGTTCTTTACTTGCAAGAGGTTTCAATTCTTTTTTTATTGTAGGGTATAAACCCAATCTAACATTATTGTAGTATTCTGTCAAGTTTTTATTTGGTACAGCAATCGACATTATATGATCTTTATGTACTGAATATACTTTGTCTATTGTCTGAAATATCCAAGGTGTTAGCGACATTCTCTCATCTACAAAATATGATTTATCATCTACAGGACTTTCATGTACCCGTATTCTGTACGGATCAGTTAATCGTAAAAAATCAGAACCCTCTGTATAATACAAACCAGCAATCACTTGATGACCACTACTTAACATAATAACTCTTGGGATTATTGGATTAGTCTTCTTTTCTTGTTTCTTTTCGTCCATAATATTATTTATCCTATATCAACATGGTCAAGTTCATAGTCAAATTCTTGTTCAGAATATATGTTTATTCTTTCCATAAAATGACCAAGTGTGAAGTTTCTTTTATCTTTATATGAAAAATCGTCTGATATATCGTACACTTTAGCAGTATCTTTTTGTTCGCCTAATCTTAAACCTCTACCTATACTTTGTAATACTCTTATAGGTGATTTAGTAGGGCTAGCAAAAATAATGTTGTGTAGATTACGAATATTGATACCAGTGCTAAAGGTGCCGTAAGAAGCGACAATAATCGTGTTGTCCAACTTTTCTGTGATTGCTCTAATTCTTTCTCTGTCATCTGTTTCTGTTCCTCCGTAAACAAAAAATACTTTACGGTTTTTTGATTTTACCTTTATTTGATCATGTAAAGGTTTTCCATGTTTTTCAACATACTGAAATAGAACTAGAGTATTACCTTTCTGGTCGAGCGCCAGATTAGTTAAAAACTTATTTCGTCTTTCGTGTGTAACTATATAGTCCATTTCATCTTGGAACTTAACATTTTTTATTTGGATACATTCTTCTTTTGGGTACTTTAAAATCAAACATTGTATTTTAAGATTAGCAAGTTGTTTCTTATCTATTAACTCTCTTGTGGTAGTGACATTATGCACTCTACCAAACAAACCCTCTAACACCAATTTATGCACCTTACTATCATCTAATGTACCAGTTGTGCCTATACGATATTTTGCATTTATACAAGCAGTCATAATTTTTTGCAATTCTTTAGATTTGTATAGATGTGCCTCATCACCCACAACACAATCAAACCTTTCAAAATACTTTTTATCAAAAGTAGCAAGTGATTGCCATGTAGATATAACAACAGGTTTACTGTCATCTATTTCATAACCATAATATTTTCTTTGAACAAACTTCTCTGCCTCCCAACCGTAGTCTTGAAAGTCTTTATACATTTGTTCTACCAAAGATGTGGTAGGTACAACTAATAAACATTTTTTCTCTAATGATGTGAGTAAACGTATAATACAATATATGATTAATGACTTACCTGAAGCAGTTGGTGACAGTAATATTGCTCGTTTATTATTGATTGCATGAGAAAACGCTGAGAGTTGATAATCTCGTATTTTTATAGAATCCTTGATAAT